TTGTTATATAAATTATGCTTGATCACATTACTATTCATACTAGGAATCACTTTGATTGTCGTTAGCTACTTTATACGCTCTTCCTTACTATTCGGGCTAGGTCTAGGAATTATCTTTAGTGTGCTCATCATGTGGTTGCCTGATATCCTTCTGTGGATGATTAAAGGAGGGTTCCCTCAAGAAGACATTCTTTTAGAAAAAAGCAAGGTGTTTACTATCCTTGCTTTTTCTTTTCCTACTGTCCCACGTACACAAACGCTTCATTTGAATGTTTTTCCTTTGTGGTTATTTAAACCGAAATATAAGCATAAATTTACGCTAATTTTTATTTTTAATAAATTATCACACCAAAGATTTGGTCACATATACTAAGAGTGATTCAGCATCGCTTCACATAGATGATTCTATCACACAACAGTGTACTCCTGTCAAGAATCCGCTGTTTTTTTATTTTTCATGTTCATATTACTTCCACGTGTTACATATAATACCATGGCAAATCAATTTAGATATATATTTCTTTGTAATGTAAAAAAGAGCATTCCTCACACTCGCCAGGGGAATGTTCTTTTTAGTTTACTTCACATACACATAAACTTCACTTGTTACTTCTTATTTTGCATATAATCCAACATGATAACAAATAAGAATTATAAGGAATATTGAACTTGTAATGAGTGTTTTTTTAAGAATTTTTCTCTGTTAAATATTGCGAATATCGCAGTACAACATAATGTTACACCCATAATTCCTAATAAAATATGTGAATTAAATTTGAGGTCAACTCCTGATACATATAATTGAAAAGAACATATTGCTATAAGCAAACAAATTAATGCCATTATACCAAATATTTTATTCATATACTCACCCCTGAAAAATTAATTACTATAAAAATAGCTGAGCTTTAAGAATCACTGATATAGGTTGATTGATATCCCAACATGCATTCAAATATACAGTCTATCACATTCTTGCAAATAAAATATACCATAAAAAGTCTTTTACTAAATGACTTTTTATGAGGTTTTCTTCTAAAATTTCTATGATAAAATCTCAATTGTCAGTTACCTATATATGGCAACACAAAAAATAACAATTAAATAAGAGGGGAATTTTAAATGAATACAACAAACAGAAAAATAGCTAGTTCAGCTATGGCTTTAGGCTTATTAACAACTTCACTTCCAACATTATCATTGGCAGAAGAAAAGAATTCTATATCTTCTAACAAGCCTACCCAACTCATTCAAACTCAGCAACCTAACTTAAAAGTTTTAAAGGATGACACGAATGAAAAAATAGTAGAAGCAAGTGATAATCGTATAGTTTCTACTTCTACATATGATAAAAAAAATAAAACATTAAATATCGTAACTAAAAATTTAGCTGATAATACTATATCTACTAAAACTGTTAATTTACAACATGCTAATTCCCTTTTAAATATTAGAAAAAAACGTGAAAGTTGGGACATTGAAGTTTTAGATCACGCTTCTTCTTTAGATGGTAAGTTTGAATATACTTATTACAATAAAAACGTATGGTTACTTCGAGTTCCTGGAGAAAATGCTAAAAATCCTGTTGAAAATAGTGATAATAAAGCTGATTTAAATGGTTTTAGAAATTCAGTAAATAATTTGATGACTCATGAAATTGCTTTTCTTTCTAAAGTTTCAGGAGATGTAGCTATAGCTTGTATAGCTTTATTATCGACTCCAACTCCTTGGACAGTAGTTTCTGGAGCAGCAGCTACTATAGGACTTGCAGCATGGGCAGTTCCAGATTTATATAAAGTATTTCAAGAAGCTGATAATTGTAGATACCACTTTAATAGAATATAAAGCAGCTTATTTGTTTAATTACAAGGAAAAAAAGTAAACATAGTTCGAAAAGAAGGTCCTCCCTATCCATGAGTAGACCTTCTTTCCATTTAATTAGCATATACATGGGCTTCACATTTGCTGTTACATAATATGTTTTACCTTTCCAATTTCACATATCCACCTGAAACCCACTGATTGGTACCAACGTTATACCATCCATCTTGATATCCCCACGACTGATACTGTTCTCCTTGGTACACATTTTTTACAATGCCATAATTAGTTCCTGGACCTTTACGAACACGTAATACATCTGCTGTAACAGTAACTATTCCTACACCATTATTGACTGATTGCGAACTTATTGATGTGCTCTCTCCAGTATAACGAATGTAAGATGAATCATTATAAATCCACTGATCCCCACCAAGATTTAACCATCCATTTGATTGTCCCCATACTTCGTAGGACTCACCTTTACCTAATTGACGAATAATCCCGTATCCAGTGCCTGGGCCTTTACGAAGGTTAATGCCATTGCCCTCAATATACGCAATACCTGTCCCGTTAGTTGATGACGTTGAAATAAGCGTAGGATTTTCTTTGCCTTCTCCATTGTATGCATTTTGGACTCTTTCAATAAAGTTATTCCAACGTCCTTCTGCCAACATACGATGAGGACAGTACTTCCCACTCCACGATTGATGTGTACGGACTTTATTAATTGGAACATTGTACTGTTTCATTAGTTGAGCTACAACGATAGCTGCATTGTGTTCCGCTTTATAATATCTATCTCCACCGCTTAAAGAGTAGCAAATTTCAACCCCAATAGATTTACGATTACCATTCCCGTTACCGTCGCCAGTATGCCAGGCGTTACGCTCTAAAGGAATTCCTTGTACAGCCTCCTTATCATCTACCGCGATATGAAACGATACTTGATTATCATTGCGAATCATATAAGAGACTTCATTTTCTGCTGTAGCGTCGTTGTACGTATTGTGGACTGTAATGAATTCTGGATTCATTGTATACGGACACTTTGTACCATATTTACTTGAGTCAACTAATTTTTTTCTAATTTCCATTATTGGACATCTCCCTTTTTCTCTTCTTGTTTTTGTTTTCCCCCCAAAACTTCAACTGCATTTGTTAATGCTGAAGGTAAGGGGATTCCCATACGACCAGCGTTTTCTAAAAGTGAAAGTAACTCATTACCCATGAAGAAGAAAATAGTCGCTTCACGAATTGCACTGTTACTTCCCAGTGCTGAATCTAGTTGAGCGGCCGCTCCGACCAAAAGAAAAAGCACCACCTTTTTGGCGATGCCTTTGAAACCAACTTTACTTTTTAATTCTCCGTTATATCCTGCTGCAATCATGCCAGTTAAATAATCAATAACTGCCATCGTCAATAAGATTTTCAATGTTGCATCCCATCCTCCCAAAAAATACCCACAGAAGCCACCAAAAGTGGCAATAAAAGTTTTTAATAATACATCAATACGACCCATCTTTTCCTCTCCTTTTTTAGATAATAAAAATAGACCAACTTATGGCTGCTCTGGTTTCTCGTCTATTAATTTTCGAACTAAATCTTTTAATGTGGATACTTCATTTATAAGCATTGAAACTTGCTCTTTTAATTGTTTATTTTCTTCCTTTACTTCTTTCAATTCAATATGCATCTTTTGAGTGGCTGCGATATGAATTGCCAAAGTTCCATATATATTAACAGCCTTACCATCTTCTGATTTGAATATTTCATCGGTCTCTTCTGCTATAAAACCATAATTCGCTACAATATCTTTTGTTGTGAACGGCTCTTCTCCTTCTTCTTTTCCTTCTCTCATCTTATACAACTTTTCTACTTCCGTTTTTAAGTTGTAACTCCTTGGTTGCAAAGCCATAATTTTTTCTACAGGATCAAACGGCAAATCCCTAATATTAGCTTTAATATTCTTAGTTGATTTATTGTAAAAGTTCCCATTAACAGTTAGACTTCGGCATTCCAAATCCCTAAATTCAGTACCGTTATAATTCTTAACTTGAAGAGAATTTTGATATCCCGAAACATGAGATGCTCTCACTCGTATATATGCTAGTCTTATATCAGCATTAGCATTATCATCATCAATTAAGACACTATTCTGATCAGATGGTTTATTTCTATTTCTAAAATAAAACTTACCTGCATTATTATCGTAAAAATGTTCCTCATTAGAAGCTAGCCAAATTTGAGAATGAGCCATAACATTAAAACTTTTTGTTGCTTCCATGTTAATATTAGTACCGCCATTATCCCATGTAGTTTCCAACCTCATTGTTCTCTTAGCTCTTAATAACAGAAAATCATCGCTTCTTACGTTAATGAATCCCTTAGAATCTATGAGAACATGTCCACCCGCACTCAACTCTAACCTACCACCACTATCTCTAAAGAACCCTACAGTAGCATTTGTTTTAAACATATTATTACTAATTTCATTAACCATACCAATTGTTCCCCAAGCATTTGCAAAATCTGTTTTATTCGGCGTCACTTGTGTAATTGCTATAGAACCTACAGTATCTGTTGAATCTTTCCCCAAAAATAAAGAAGGCTGAACCCCACCATCATTACGCGTATAAAATCCCCAATAACTTCTTACAAGTCCATCCTCTTTTAATCGAACATTAGATTTCATTATCTCTACCCATCTAGGGTCATTCGATTGCCGGGAAGTCCTAATATTCATCCCTTCCAAAACATCCCCTTTAAGATGTTCGGCTGTAACGTATCCTACAAGGTTGATTTTATTAGCCTGGACTTGAATTTGTTCTGCAGTTTGATTGATAGATGAGATAATATTGCCCTTTTTGACTGTAGCATTAATTTCATTACTCATTACAGATAACTGAGAAGTATGCGAATCCACTAAAGCCTTACTTCCAAATTGACCGTTTGCTTCTGTTTTCGTATAAACATCATTTTTCTCAGCCTTTAAGTCAATACGATTAGATTGCTGATTGATCGTTGTTTCCATTTTAGAAACTTTACTATCAAAATCAGAAGTAGCCACTTTCTTTCCGATTTCGCCTACAAGTTGGTCATAGTTAGCATAGTCTTTCGGATTCTCCATGAAACTAGAAGGTGTAATACCTTGTTGTAGTTGTGGTTGCGATACCCACAGTCTACCGTTTTTTCTAATAACTACCATGAAACGTATCATAGTAACACCTGATGCAGGAGCCGGCATAGTTACACTAATAAATTTCCATGATCCATTAGTCAGTAACGGTACAAGTTGTACAATTTTATTCGTAACCCAAGTAGAACCATTGTAAAATTCAATCATTACAAATGCTGTATTATCTATCGTAGCAACTGCATCTGTGTAGAACCATGCAGATAACACATAATCACCGGAGTTAGGAGATACAGGTAATGATTGATAGAACGCTGCATTTCTGTCTACTGTCTGCCCGGACGATTCTAATTTAACGGAATTCATACCGTCATGGTTTCTCGCTGTTTCTGGTACAGCTGTAAAGTTACTGCCGTTTGGACCGACACTCCATTTAGAAATACTCGGTTTTCTACTCGTTACAACTCCTGTAGTAGAGTTTATTACTCGGTCTTCAAATGCAGCATTAAATAGTAAGTTCGTACTTCCTAATCTACCCACATACTCTTGCATTTGAGTATCTGTTACTTTGGATTTGATTTGATTATTCAACTGTGTGATATCACTCGTGTTTTGTTGTACAATTTCTCCTTGTTTGCCTTGTGTTTGAGATAGAGTTGTAATGGTTTGTGAATTAGAATCCGTTGTTTGTTTAACTTGATTCAAGGTAGTTTGCATTGCACCTTGGTCTTTTTGAACAGTTGATACAGTAGTTTTTACACCATCCACACTTTTTTCGATTTCGGTTGTTTTCTTCGTGAATTCATCGGTTGTTACTTGATCTTCTGCTGCTGGTTTATAGTCTGTTGCTTTATTTCCAATTTCAATTTGCCATTCTTTTAATTCGATCATGCCTTTAACATTACGTAATAGCGTTTGCGGATTGAAAACCTCAATTGCTTTATCTTTAAGATTATAAGTAAAAGAATATGTTTTCCATTCTTGATTTGCGTTAACATCACTTTCGCAACGAACACCAGGCCATAATTGTTCACCATCTTTATACTTTATCCACACTTCTACCCCAGCCCATGGATTCGGTGTTCCCTTTTCATATCCAATAGTTCTTGCTTTAAAGCTAATAGTAAACTGCTGCCCTTGTAGCATCGATAAACCATCCGGCACAATTTTAAATAACTTATTTACTATATTAGACACTGTTGTTCCTGTGTCAGATTTAAGTGTGCCACCTGTACTTAACAGAATGTTACGTCCGCCAATCTTCATATCATCAAACTTTTTCTCCACACTACTCAACTTCTCGGTGACTTTTCCTGCTTCTTCTTTAATTTCAGTTGTTGTTTTCTTAAGCTCACTTGTTGTTTGTTGTACATCAGAAATCGTCTGTTTCGTACCTTCCACAGTCGATTCAACCGTATTTAATTTATTACTAATTTCAGTATCTTTTTTAGTTAACGATTCAATAGAAGTTTTAAATCCATCTGCGGTTTGCTCTGATTTCGTCATACGTTCCGTAAGCTTTCCTTGTTCGTTTTGAACATTAGAAACCGTAGTGTTAATCCCTTTAATAGTCGTCTCAATTTCTACCGTCTTTTTAGTAAAATCAGTTGTTGTTACTTGATCTTCTGGTGCTGGTGTCCATGCTGTAGCAACGTTAGCTAATTCAAGTTTGACGTTTTTTACATACGCTGTACCTTCAATACCTTCGCCACCATATATATACAATCTAGAAACTTTAGTACCGTCAAATTTTCCATGAAGTTTCATGGTAAACGTATAGCGTTCCCATCTATTAACTTCACTTACGTTAAACACATACTGACCACTGTGAAAGCTTTGTGCTGTGTTACCTTCAATGAAATGATGTAAACCACCGTTTATACGGAAACCTTTTGTATCTGACCAAATATCCATACTAATAGTAATTTCTTTACCCGCGACATTATTTCTCGCAAATTCTGCAACCACATCTTCAGCTATACCCATCCATCTATTTTTTTGACCGATGATACTGTTTTTGTTAATAAACGCTACAACTGGATAACCGAAAGTAGTTATATCTAGATGGGCATGATAACCTTTTGTTGGATCTGCTACACCACCGTTATACCCACTTCCCCAACCAGATGCCTGAAGGTTCCCATTTAACGATTTGTCCCAACTTATAGAATCATTAACAATATAACTAGAAAAATTAGAGTTTTTAAGCGAATTTCGTCCATCTAGTTTTGTATTATCTACTTGCGTTTTAAGTTCTGTAAGAGTCTGTTTCGTCCCCTCAGCTGTTGTCTTAATCTCGTTTGTCTTCTGCTCCAACTGTGACAAGCCTTCATTCGTTTTCGTTAGCTCAGATTTCTCTGCTTTTTGTTTAAGAGCCTCATTTGTTTGACTCATAGATGTGTTAATATCTTGGAACTTTTTAACGTTACCATTCTTATCAGTTTCATAGATTTGTTTACCAATAAATCCATTGTTAATTTCCTCTTTTGTAAACACTCCAGATTTATCAGCTTTATCTTTTAACTGTGTATGAATCCATGTTTGATCCACTTTTCCATTAACTTGCTTTTGAACATCCACTATTTGTCCAGCTATTTCTTGCGCTTTACCTTCCACACTTTGAACCTTTTGATTCAATTCTGTTTTAGCTGTTTCAATATCTTCCTTAACCTCTTTAATACTTTGCTTTAATGGTCCTGTATCTGGAGTAACCCTTTGCCATTGACCACCTTTCCAAAGTTTCTGCACCTTATTTTCAGGATCAGAACTATCTATCCACAAAGTTTTTCCATCACGTAAATTCTCAGTAGGAGCCGTTGGTTGTTCGATAATATCAACCATGTTTTGCTCCATATATTTCTGTGTTGTTTCTGCCAAATCTTTTGCTGTTTGACTTTCTTTTTGAGCCTGATCAGCTTTATCTTTAGCATCAATGATGTCTTTATTTTGTTCCTTTACTTTATTATTTAATTGGTCAAATAACTCTTGTGGAACCTTGTCATACAATGAACTTAGTATCTTTTGATACAATCTTCGCAACTCATCATTTTGATCAACAATTTCACGATAATCACCAAATACATAGTTATCTTGTGTAGGATTTTTAAAAGATTCATCACCAGCAATAGCTCGCGCTTCAAGATACAACTTAGGTGTAAACCCTTCATCTATAATTCGAATTGTATCTCCTTCATTGATTTCTTCATGTGATAAACCAGGTATTCTTGCTATATTTTGTGCATCGACTCCATAAGAAACGGAAGCATTCACAAGCTTACCCATTTCCGTTTTCATTAAAGTCAAAAGTCTCTCAGGAGACATATTTTGATCGTCTGTTTGTGGAGTGTAGAAAGCGAATTTATGTTTTCCGTTCTCATTCCAGCGTTGGTAAGCTGCATCATCTACAAGATAAGGAACCCCCTTATTTATGGGTGAGATTGTAATGAATTCCCCATTTTCTTTTTTTACAAAACCTAATAAAGCTGTACAAATGCTTTGAGAGTTCTCAATACGTTTAATTCCTATTAAATCTTTACCAAAGGTTACTTCTTTTCTTGTATCTCTTCCTCGTTTCTGAGCCATATCCACATAGCGTCCAACGATTTGAGAACCAACAACTTCAGCACGATATTGAAGTTCTAATTCAAATGAAGCGGCAATTTTCTTAAGTAAATCCAATGGATCTGTAAATTCTTCAATTACCATTGAATGCGCTCCATCATGTTCGGTTTTACCTATTGTCCACTTCGTCCCTTTAAGAGCTATTTCCATACATTGTTTCAATGTTTTACTTTCTAATTTTTGTGGTTCAATAATTCCTGCTTTAGCAAGCTGAATCCATTCACCAGATGCATAAACCATTAATGATCTATCTTTAGAATCTTTTTCCGTTTCTGTAATGACATAAGGAACGATTCTACCACCACGTACTTCCTTTAGTACTAAATTTTGTTGTACAAGTGTTGCTGCATGATCTGTATTTTCAAATATCCTAAACTCTAGAGTATCGATATTATTTTTGATTTCCCAATGTCGTTTGTCATCCCAATAGTCTTTAGGCTGTATATCTGAAACGATTTGATTTGTTTTAAAATCAACGACATGTAAGTCTCCACTTGGTGTTCTCATCTAAACCGCTCCCTATACGTTAATTCCGCTATTCCTACATTAGCTGGTCGTATTATGACTGCATTTTGCCCTCGCTTTATAACAGGGAATGAACTAAATATATCTTTTAATGCAATTGCATTTGTACCGTTTATTGTTACTAATGATCTTTCTGTATCTATCTGTATTTTGTCTCCTATATCAAAAATATAAGGAGTCTCGTCTATTGTTAAAGTATTAATCTTCCAAAACTTAACATCTTCAATAAACGCGACATCAACTGGCGGATTTGCACCATAAGCAATACACCCTACAGCTATTTTTGCTACTGGTCTAGCTGTCATAGGGTTACTGTCAGAATTGTCTCGCCATGTACGAACAAAACTAGCATCATCTATTTCGGTGTTCTTACGATATTTAGCAAAATAGAAGCTCCATTCTTTCCCTCTGCGAGCTACTGAAACGTGTCCTCTAAAGTCGTTAAATGTATCAGAGTACATGCCCATCTCGTCAGCAATCCACTTTCTAGAACTTCCTGGATCAATAATTGCTTGTGCTGTTGTCATTTCATGACTCATATATTCATCAGCCATTGCTAATTCAACTATCACATTGTCATTAGCATCTAAAAGCATGACTACCGTTTTGCCCATTCTGTTCCAATGTTCAGACTGAAAATTCATTTGTACATCAATTTTAAAATCTTGAATAACTCCACTTGTATTAGGAATTGTTCTCTTCATAAATGGACCATGCCACTCATCATTCGCTCCCGTTCCATACGAATCGGGTGTAAAAGCGTATCCTTGCCAAACTTTCATAGCCCCTGAACTTTTATAAATTCCTATTTTTCCAGTTATCGCTTCCCAAATGGTTAAATTAGTCATTTCATCCCATATGAGACGATCATTTTGTTTCACAACACGAGTTTTTACCCCTGTGGGATAACCAATCCTAAAATATTCATCATCATTCCATACATCGAGATAAGGACTCTGTGCGCCCACCTTTATATCAATAATTGGATTTGACTCTACAGAACCTTTATTAAGAAAACTAGTTTTTAAGTCACCATTTGCGATAGCCAAGGTTTTCTTTTGTACAGGACCTAACTTATATGGCATTGGGCAAATGAAAGTAAGAGTTCCTATTCCAAGTGTTACAAATTCATCTAAATCAAAACTATCATCCACAACCGCTAAATATGTTCTATTTGGTTCTACATCAAAAATAAGCTCTACTGGTTGATCCGTTATTAACCAACTTGCAATTTCTTCTTTTACCATTTCTAAATCAGTATCATCAGGAACTATGATCCCTACAGGAATTGATAAAACACGCATTTCTGTTTGTGTATTTAATAATCTTGCCCCTGGATATCCTGGGGTACTTAGAAAATTCCGTTTCAATGGTGCCCAAGTTGATCTTTTCCAACCTTTTGCAATTTGAATATAATTTTTACGTTCATTGTTAAATTTGAAAGAGCTCATTTTGACACCTCATTTCTTTATAAAAGAAACCCAAACCTAAAAGTCTGAGTTTCTTTTTGCTTCTCTTTCTTGATATTCGGTTGTATAGCGATAAGTACCGCGTGCCACGTCTCTTCCTTCTAAATTAACAGGCACTTCAATAACTAAATCTCCACCAAGCATTGGAATGACTCCACCGCCAGGTGATCCTGAAGAATAATTAATCACTTGATTCGCAACACCAGCTGCCATAGCTTGTCTACTATTTGACATATTTCCATACACACCACTCATAACACTCTTTAACCCTGATAATTGACTCATTGAACTAGCCATCATCCGGCTCATATCACTCATTAGTTGATTCATAGTTCCAGTGATACCGAGAGATCTTTCTTTTGAAGATAACGGCGTAACTGTAATTGAATTCCCTCTCTTAGTAAAGAGCTCAGGACCAGCTTCACCAGTTATGAAAGAGCCATCACCGACAGGCTTCCCGCCTTTAGCAAGCATAGGTACATGTGGGATAGTCGGCGCGCTAACTCCTGGTATATTGTTTAATAATTCTGCTGGTGTATTAAAGCCATCTATAAATTTATTTATGATACGAATAATTCCATTGATAGCTGTACGAATACCACTTTTAATACCATCCCATACGCCTAATACTGCTGATTTCATGCCTTCAAATGCTCCACTAACCGCATTTGTCACCCAACGAACAGGAATCATAATGGCTTCTTTTAATCCATTCCAGACAGAAGATGCGGTTGACTTTATACCTTCCCAAATGTTTGAAAGTGTAGATTTAATACCATTCCAAATACTACTGCTTGTGCTACTAATCATGTTCCAAACTTTTGAAATGGCTTCTTTGATGCTATTGAATACAGAACTTGCTGTGGAAACAATTGCGTTCCATAAGCTAGATAGATAGCTTTTAATCGTATTCCACACTGCACTTGTTGTGGAACTAATCGTATTCCATGTATTCACAATCCAATCTTTTATTGAGGTGAATATTGGCGTTACAAAAGCTACTAACCCGTTCCAGCATGATTGTAAGAAATTCTTAACAGCATTCCATACAGACATCGTTGCTGAACTGATTGTATCCCACACAGCAATAATCCAGGACTTGATTTTTTCAAAAATCGGCATAACAAACGCTACAAGTCCATTCCAACAGGAAACTAAGAAATTCTTAATTGTTTCCCATACAAAACTTGTAGTAGAACTAATGGTACTCCAACATTCAGAAATGAAATTCTTGATACTTTCAAATATTGGCGTAGCAAAGTATAAAATAGCCGTCCAAATTGCTTGTAAGTATTGAGTAATAAAATCCCATACAGTTTGAATCACTGTGGAAATGCCATTCCAAATCATAGAGAAGAAATCAGCAATCCCCTGTAAAATAGGAGTTAGAAAGGCAACTAATCCATTCCAAGTTTCTTGGAAGAACTCACTAATCGCCGTCCACACTTCAGAAGTGGTTTGGCTGATACTATTCCAAACTTCTGATAGTGTTTCAACTACTCCATCCCAAATTCCAGTCAAATACTCCACGATAGCATTCCATGTTTCCGTAGTCGTTTCAACAATCGAATTCCATGTTTCAGATAGAGACTCCACGATTCCATTCCATAGTTCTGTTAAAAATTCTTTAATGGCATTCCAAGCTGAAGAAGTAGATTCACTCATACTTTCCCACATTTCAGTTGCCCATTGGGATATTCCCTCCCAAATTCCTGTTAGAAATTCTATAATGGAATTCCAAACTTCGATGGTCCATTTTTGGATATCATCCCAGTTTTTATAGATGGCAATTCCTATAGCTGCTATAGCGGCTATGATAAGAGGAATACCAGCAACAATTCCTGCTGCTGCAGCCGCTCCAATACTAAACAAACTCATGACCGCCATAACGATCGGAGCAAGAGCCATAACCGCGCCAGAAATGACACCAATAGCAACAGCAATCGCTGTTAACGTTGCTGCTAATTCAGGATTATTAGAAATCCATTCAGCGAATTTAGAGACAAGATCTGCTATAACTGCAAGAACAGGCTGAAGAGCAACTTGTAAATCTTGCATTGCTTGTTGAAATTTAACCGCTGGAGATGCATCTATTTTAGAAGTAGCACCTTGTAAGTCTTCTACTCCTTTTTTTAAATCGACTTGTTTACCTTCCGCTTTCAAAATGGTATCGATGATTTTCTTCCCTTGGTCTTCCCAAAGAGTACCGAACATCTTCGTGCCAAGTGCATTTCTGTCTGTTGCATTTTCAACACCAGCTAAAGCCTTAGTTGCCTCAAGCATAGCCTTTTGTCCATTTTCACCACCGCCAGCAATTGCCTGACCCCATTTTTCAAACTGATCCGCCGAGATTTTTGTTTTATCTAAAACCGCTTGCATAGATTTATCTACACCCGCACCAAATTCGGCCATTTTAATACGACCTTCTTTTACACCCGATATGTTCAACAGGATTCGCAACATCCTGCCAGTTCTCTTATGAACTTCTGTACATCACTATACAGACCAGACTATATCATCATCTTTTATATAAGATGCTCCCCATTTCGGATGTCATCAGCTTACACCCTACGCTTTTCAGCTAGTCGTTGCACGTTCCTTTGTTAAAGGCTTCGCTCAGTATTGTCTCTTTTGAGAGTTCCACTGAATTAAAGGAGTTTTCTATGAATGTCGCCACTCATAGGGACAATCATTTATCCAATAGGTTATCAATATTCCAACTTTTAGTATCTACTCCTGCTGACATGATTCCTTGGACTTCTTTAGCCGAAAACCCAGCTTGAACCATCTGATCCCCATATTCTGCGATAATATCTAATTGTTCTGGTGGAAATCCTGTTTTTAATAATGTATTAACTAATCCCAATGCTTCCTCGTTCGTAATGCCTAAGGTTGCACCAATCTCATTGGTTTCTTGTATAAGTTCATTAAAATCAATTCCAGCATAGGATGCTGCAATTGTCGCTGCCCCTTTAACCACAGCGGCATTTGTTTCATCAGAAGCATCCTTATTTAATGCCCATTGTCGGCGAACACCTTCTAATGCTTCTTCAGCGTCAATACCATAGGTACTAACACCTCTAATCGCTTCTTCCACTGATTTTTTCGAAGACTCTGGGACATCAAAAGTGATATCAATCTTAGTTTTCAATTTCGACATATCCATTGCTTTTTCAACTGCACTAGCAATACCGCCACCAGCTGCCATTCCACCAATGACGTTTTCAAGTCCTACTTGGAGCCCTTCAAACTTCTTCTCTGTTCTCTCAGCTTCTTGTTGTAAATCTCTCAGCTCATTTCGAACTTGTTGAATTGAATTTCCAGCATCGACAGATCGTAGCGCACGTTGTAACTTTTCAATATCAGCTTCAGTTCCTAAAGCTTCACGACCAATCAGACCGATTGCTTGTTCTAACTGTCGACTTGTAGCCGATCCACTTTTAATTGCATGTACAAGACGATTACCTAATGCGCCTGAAAAATCATCAACGCTTTTTCCTGTAGCTCTAAACAATGTTTCTAATTGCCTTGTAGAACTCGCTACATTCTCTTGTTCAGCTTTCATGTTTCCGAGTTTATTTTTCAGACCATTAAGCGATCCTTCTGTAAATTCAATTTCACGTCTGAATGCACGATATTGTTCTTCAGAAATTTTACCGTTTTGAAATTGAGCTTGTACTTGTTGTTCCGCTGCTTTCAACTTATCTAGCTTTTGCGTTGTATTCTCAATCTGTTGTGTAAGTAACTGTTGTTTTTGCGCTAATGCTTCCACATTACCAGGATCAAACTTTAACAAACGCTCCACATCTTTTAATTCTTTAGCTAAAGAATCGCTTTGTTTATTAACATCTTTTAGAGCGTTTTGTAACGGTTGAGTGTTACCATTAATTTCAATCGTAATACCTTTAATTCTTCCTGCCATTTTCTCACTCCTTTCTTAGAATGAATCGAAGTCTTTTTGATTTGCTTTTCTAATTTTTTCTTTATCTGGATTCTCCATTTCAGCGAATTCAGAAATGTAATCAAAACAATCACCGATCGTCATAATTTCCAAATCCCAATGTGTTAATTTCGCTTTATAACAAAGAGCAAGGAACGTATCAGTGGTTAATTCTTCTTCACTGAAATCGCCTTGCTCTCCATTACTTTTCTTTATTTTTTTTTTGCACCCATCGTACTTTGAATCATATCCATAATTTCTGGAAGGATTTCAGAGATAGGGAATTCATCAAAACCATCTAACCAAGTAATCGGTTCAGCTATTTCTGGATTTGCTGTTTTTGCATATAACCAAACTAAATCATATACAACCTCAAAATCTACTTTACTTAAATCCGCATTTGCTAAATCAATAGTAGCGCCAGCTTGAGGATTTGAAGGAGCAATAACTCCTAATTTGAGCATGTCTGCAAATAAATCACGTCTAAATTGTGCTTTATATCGTTTAACGGTTGCTGCTGTACTTTTTAATCGAACTTGTTTTCCATCTATAGTAATTGTCTTTTCCATTTATAATTACGCTCCTTTTGGTGCTACTGGTGTTTTTACATATACTTTTTTGTACCAGTCGTTATAAATTGCTTGTGTTGTTTTAGCAGTCGTTTTCGTTTTTACCATTGGTCTTCCACCGGGTACTAAAACAATTGGGCTAGAAACAAACTTCAGTTCATTTGTATTTGGTTCAGCCGAACTTGTTTTTGTTTTGGATGCAAGTGTTGGACGACTTGCTGAACAGTTATACATAACATGTCGAGTTGCGTTCACGTCACCATCAAACTCAAATAATAAAGCGAACGGTTTTCCTTTTGCATCAGCTAATTCATTTAATACGCCATCCGTTTCATCTAATTCCTCACCCAGTGCATCGATAGCAAATTTTTCTGGGATAGTAGCAATACTTAATGTTCCATCGTAACCTTGGTTATTACTTGCCGCGTAATAAAGCATGTCATCTGCATAGAATTCAATTAAATCACCGCGTGGCTCAAAAGTTAGTTCCACTCCACCAGGTAATGGAATTGGTGTCCCAAATGTAACTAAGAAATCTTTAATATCAAATGGCACGTAATGTACATTTTTCAAACCGAATGTTACTTTGTTTTCATTCATTTACATCAACCTCGTTTCATATATTTTTTGAAATAATTTCTCAGATTCAATAAAAGTCCCATACGAGTCATAAGGAATATCATGATTGTCTAGGACTTTTTCAAGTTTGGCTTCTGCAACTAAATCTTTTTTAGTTGTATAAAGCTCTATATTTAAATCATTTACCTTGTGATACACCTTGTTATCAGCCATTAAATTTGCTGATCCATGCACAAGGAAACAAATATAAGGTGGCGCTGGTACTGTCTTACCTGGCGTTGCTGTAAAATGCGAATAAGCCACAGGATAACCTGTAGCTTCAAGGATTTTTGTTAATTCACCTAATGTCATTCTGGAATTGCCCTCTCGATACGTCTTGGCAATTCATTAATTACATACTCTTCAACTGGACGAATATGCACTTGAGCCGGAACACGCCCACCTCCAACTTTCGCATGTCCATTTTCTAAAAGATGCGTTAATTGTCCTTGTGAATTGTGGACGACAACACTATTACCTTCTTTTTTCTTACGCCATCCTTTACGATATGCCCCTGTTTTTTTAGGACTACCTTGCTTTAATTTTTCTACAGCAACATCAGCAACGTCTTCTTGCGCTGTCAGTAATTCTTCTTCCACAACATTTGCATATCTTTGCAATTCTCTAGCAAGTTCGCTCGCAAAATCATTCATATCAAATATGCTCCTTTGCGATAATAGTCAATGTTTGATACATTTCATCATCATTCATTGGCGGTTCGATAATATCAAAGATACGACCTTTCATATTGATTCGCATTAATTCTGTAATACCTGCTGTATAAGGCATCACAAACCGATAAATTCGTGTAGATTGTGATGCCGAAGTTTCAATGTACTCCGAACCTTTTACCGTTTTTATCATTGCCCATGCTTTTTTTACTTCTTGCCAATTACCTGTTTCAACTTCTTGATTCAAATCATCGTTTATTACTTCAGGCTGCTCAATGATAATTCGATTTCTACAATCACCTGTATTCAGTGGTTTCTTGTACTGAAAAGGACGCATATTAATCACCGTCCAATTTAATTTCTTCTAATGCTTTATCGATACCTAAACTATTAATCTGACTTAAAAAATTCTTGTCAAAATACTCTAATGCATCGTTATAAACATAACGAGAACGTTCAAAGACTAATTCTTTGAACTCCTCGTCTTTATTTAAATCATAATTCCCACAAACCCTAAGTAATGCCTTGTTAGACGTAGAAAGGATGCGCTTTAGGTTATCATCTTCCTCATCACCCAAGTGCATCCTATCTTTAAATCCCTGTAATATTTCATTTGAAATTACTGTATCCATTCACATCATCCTTGTGTTGGTGGAGTTACTTCTTCAAGCTTTAATGTGTAAACTTGTGAAGTGTATTTATCCTTCGGTTTACCTGTAGCATATTGTTTAGCAATATAAACAGTTGCATCTTCTAAAGCTAATGTTTCTTCATACTTTTTGATTGGCTCTGTTCCACCCATCGCTGCAATGTATTCTCCTTTAACAAAGAAAACCACTTGTCCTTGAGGTACAAATACAGATTCTGTTGGGATTGGATTAAAAGGTAAGCTCGTTACATATACACCTGCCGCATTTTGAATCGTAGCATTTGCTTGAATATCAAAAGTATCGAATGGATTTGTTACCATAACTACTTTACCAGCAATATTTTTCGGACGATCTGCATCGGCTTTACCATCAGGATTTAATTTTTTAGCCAATAATTTGACCACGCCTTTTAATTCATTAATTGTTTTGCGACCAGGCTCAAAAGTTAAAGTTCCAGCAACTTTTTTATCTGGATATACTCCATTCGTGACACTTCCGCTAGGGTCTTTTAATAATCCAATAGGTTCATTTTTACCCGTACCAGCTACAAAACCACGTTCTAAACCTACTGACATTGCTTCTGTAATCATAGTACGAACATATCGTTCCACCCATACTGGACCAAGCTTCAACATATCATTTGCTAATGGAATAAATGCTGTTAATTTCAGTTGAGTAATTGATTCTTTTCGGAATGCAGCATTTAATTGCCCTTTAATATCACCAAATAAAGGTCCCCATACAGCTGCACCCTCTGGATCTCCATAAATAAATTCTGTTACGGCTCCTAAATTCTCTAAACCGATATGCTCTAGTAACGGATGACCTTGAACTAAATCATCAAAAATTCTCTCTTGCGTTGTTTTAGGTAAAGTCTCAGTAGATTTAAACCCACCCTCTTCAACAACGGCATTAAAGAACTTCATTTCTTCACTTGTTAGTACATTAGCACCACGAGATTGCATAATAGAACGATCTACCATTGATTCATTCACTTGATTTAAAATATCTGAACGAACATCTGTAGCAAGTGCTTCAATCATGGAATTTAACGCTGCTGATTGTTCTTCCGCTGTACCTTCTTGCGTTGCTTTCGCGAAAGCTAGTTTCTTCTCTTCAAAATTATTAAACTTAATAACCATATTTTATTTTCCTCCTAAAGTTAAAAAGAGCGTACTCAAATTCTGTTTTGTATGAACAGGCTTTTGAATAGGCTCTTTTGGATTTGTATTCGTTTGTAAATCATTCAGAATTTCATTTTTCAAACCTGATAATGCTGCATTTAAATCTTCTTTTGTAATCCCTGGGCTTTTGTTCATGGTTCCATTTCTAAAGCCATCGATTACCTTCTGCGGAAGCATGGCAGCAGTAGAAGCTGACGCTGTCATTTTAACCTGATTATCCATAAACATGATTTCATCCACAAAATTATTTTCTAATGCTTGTTGTGGACCCATCCAAGTTTCTTCAGCCATCATATTAAGCAGTTCTTCTTCTGATTTACCACATTTAATGACATAAGCATTTACAATTGCTCGATCTGTTATTTTTAACATATCAGCTGCCTTTGACATATTACGATGATCTCCACCATTCCACATTGAAGCGTTATGAATCATAATTTGTGCTGTAGGTGAAATTCGGACTTTATCACCAGCCATCGCAATTACAGAAGCCGCACTTGCAGCCAAACCAACAATTTGAACTTCTACATGACCAGGGTAATTTTTTAATGCTGTATAAATTTCTGACCCTTCGTGTACATAACCACCAGGACTATTAATAGATACAATCAAATCATCACCATTGGCATTAGTTAGTTCTTTTGAAATTTCACCTGGGCTTGCAGCATCCATTTCAAACCAATCATAAATCCAAGCTTCATCATTTGAAATTATTGGTCCTTTCACGTCAATTTTCACCGTCATTTGTATTCTCACCTCCTTCTCCAGCGTTCATTTCAGCGTAGTTTTTCGTAATGTAATGTTTATTTAAGTTTGGATCATCAGAAACTTCATAACCAGCTTCTAATCTCACTTCATTACCTTTAAAAGCACCTGAAGAAATGAGCTTATCGATACTTTCCGCAAGCTCAAATATAGTCTGATAAGAAATAGATTTAACCTCAACCCTTTGCCCTTCAAGATACTCATTCATTTCAAAGAATTTAACGTTTACTTCATCAGAAATCTTTTTTAACAAAGGTTTTACTGTGAAATTCATGTAGTTTTTCGTTTGCTTCTCAACATCAGCCATTTCGCCATATATTAAAGCTGTAGATATTCCCATCGCCATTGCTACTTGATTTAAAAAACCATTCGTTACTTTATTTATTTCCTCCACACTAGGGCCGTTAGCAGAACCATTATAAACTTCTTTGTACTCAATCCCTTTTTGTTGCGGAACAATAGCAATATCTTTCTTACCGATTGCTTGATACATGTCATCTATAAATTTTTGTAACTTATCGACCTGTTCTTGTGTTTTAGCACCAATCATATCCATATCAACTGTGCCACGAATTTGATTTTTTCGTTTCTGAGAACTTAAAATTCTTCCAAATAAGTCACCATAGTCCGCAAAGAGTCCATCAATAAGTGGTGATAACTTATCATTTCGATATCTCAAATGAATAACTTCACTTTGTTTAAAACTTCTTTTAAACTGATAATCTTTTACTGTGACATTCGTAAAAGTATCTTCAAACACGGCATATTCGTTATGTTCAAAATCATCAGCAATAAGTAGATCACCATCATCAGCTTGGATAACTAAACACTCATTATCATAAACAAGCTTCTGAATGAATTTTTCCCAAAATGTACTTGCTGTCATATTCTTATTTGGTCGAACATTTAAGCGATAGTAAAGTTCATTTTTTTCAAATACTTCACCATTTTTAACCCTAAATTCTGATTGACTAATTGTTCTTCCTAAAAAGGATATACAGGTATCAATCGCCAGTCGCTTCATGTGGACTCTGTTTGCTGTATCAATGAACATGTCTACATCAAACATAAATGCAATTTCCTTATTTTTGTTTAAAACATCACTGATCCATCCAATTGTCATCACCCCCTGTATTAGAATTTAATATCGCCTATTAGGAATTCTGTTGATTCTCGTATCTCATCAGCCCTATAAAGAGCATGGACAAAACACTGGAATCCATCAGTTTTTCTACGAACAGGCTCTTTCTTTTCATATACTTTATTTCCATCATTTTTAATAACAACCAATACGTTTTGTGTATACCAACGCATAAGAGGATTATCATCAAAAACAATTTGTTTATTCGCAAAGGCCATTTCAATTCGCGGCGCTAATAAGCTATGAATCGCTTTAGGATTTCTTATAATTTCAACTTCAAAACCTTCAGCTATTAACAACGGTTTTATAGCTTCTAACCTGAAATTATCTCCTATAATTTTTTTAAGCCCATAATTATCACGCATTTCTACAAACCAATCAACAATATGCTGAGGATTAATAGTTGGTTCATCCACAACTGTTAACAGTCCTTGTTCTTCCCAATCTTTAATTGGCGCGAACTTTTGCTTTTTATATTCACCAGCTTTTTTTGAATAGCCATAGTAAATATCAACAAATTCCTTACGCGCAAATGAATGTGTTTTAAAAATATAATCGCCATTTTTTCTAAACAAGAGCCCACATGCAGCAAAGTCTCGCATACTCGCAAAGTCCAACGCTCCAATACATTCTTGGCCATATAAATCAGGAAATGGACGATTTGTAGCGATAATTTCTGACCATTTAGCAACAGATCGTTCTAAATTTGTAACAGGTAAGTTCATTCGCTTTGTCATGAACTCTTCTCTGTTACTTGGATCATCCTCTAAATCCTCATACTCTTCTTTTATCGTTTCAAGTAAACCTTCAGCGTACTCACTTAAAGGCTGAGATAGCATTGGATTCGCCATTTCCCAATTATCAATATCATCGACTTCTTTTTCATCATTAAGCTTACAGATAAAAGGAAATACAGCATTAGGACGCGCTTCACCATTTAAAATTTTCATTGCCTTTTCTTTTAACTTATCTAAAAATCCATCTCGTACATATCCATCTGTACCAATGTAAAATTCGCGCGGATTTTTCTTTTTTCCCAACCCGCTGATGTGGACGCGGACATCTTTATTGCTTTCATATTGATGTATTTCATCAAATACAACTGCACCATCACGCAAACCGTCTTTTGTATCCCCGTTGGAAGTTCTAAACTTTAGTATACTTTCAGTAGCCTTTGAAACAGTTTGAGTTAATGTGGTTTTAAACGCTCTCTGTAAAACCTCATTTTTCTTTACGCATTTATGCACTTCGTCAGGACTTGTTTTCGCTTGTTCCTCACTATTCGCAACAACAGAGATGTTATACTCTGGAATACCGTGCAATTCACTAATTAAAAAGTGAATAATTACAGATATCAGACCATTTTTACCGCCACCACGTCCTAACATCCATAGGAATTTCCGATAAAATACGCGTCCATTTTTCTTATAAAACAAAAAAACGAATGCTATTAAGAATTTCTGAAATGATTGTAACGGAAAATACCACTTCTCACCGAAGTTAATACAATCCTCAATCATTTCATCATCAAAATACAAATCGTCTCTATTTAAAACGTATTTTTCTAGATATCCAATTAACAGTTCTCTTTCTTTATTGAACTTCACTTTCCCACTTCGATAAAGTTCAATATATTCTTCTACATATTTTTGCTTAATCATGTAAGATCACTTTTGTTATATCCTGTATCAGGGATAGTATTCTTAACAACAAACTTTATATCTCTCCCTAACGCAATTAAAGAACTGTTAATTTTATTCCTCTCACTTATAAGAGGGTGGGCCTTAACGAAAACTTGGGTTCCATTTTTAATTGTTACGGATTCCCCTTCTTTCGTTATCGTTTTATTAATTTTTCGAAATGCTTTAACTAGATCAATATAGCGTTCCACCTTTTCAACTTCAACTAAATCTGTCGTATCAATACTATTCATTAACTGTTCCTTTACCCTTACAATACTAACAGCCATCTACCCACCCCCCTTACGCGCGTATTTCCGAAAAAACCTGACAGTTAACCCCCTCCTCCGGTGCCCCTTAGAGCATTTTTTGATGAAATATTTTAAGGGGGGGACTGTTTTCGAATCATTTTTACCACTTTTCATCATGTTCCCATTTATTTTGTTTCTTTTCGTACATTCTTCCGTGTTCTTTGTTATGACAATTAACACAAACTGTTTCAAGGTTATCCATATCAAGCGCAAGTTCAGGATGATGTTCTAGTTCTTTTATATGGTGGACAACGAGCTGTATCTTCTTACGCTTGGCGCTCTCACTATACTCATTGGTATCTGTTTGAACGTGACCGTTGCGCTTGCATTCCTGACACTCACTATTGTCTCTCTTCTTTACTTGCTCTCGTATACACTTCCACTCACCACTGTCATAGAACTTACGCTTCTGTTGTTTGGTTTTATATTCCCTCATTCCCTCTTTATCACTCTACTTTCGAACTACTCCTCTGAACAACCACCTATCAATCCTTCTTTTTAATCTCATAAAAAAGGAAGGATTGAATTGTTTGTTATTCTTTTCATCATTTTTTAGTAATTCTTCTATTGTCGAATCCATAAGATGGGACATTGAATAGAACATAGGCTGTTGGCCATACATTTTATAATATTTAAATTGCAGTTCACCAATTCCTACTACTGTTCGATTTTTAAAGTACCTATGATAAATTGCATCGTCCAAAGGACGCAGACCAAGCGCATCAATCTTCTTTTGTACCTCTTTTTCCATTTGCACCATCTTCTCCACTCCTTATTTTAACCATTAAACCACTATTTGGGCATTTACTAATTTATATTCCCTTTTTTGGTATACATAACCAAAACAAGTGAACAATAAGAGTGGATGAAGGACATGCACTATGACTTGTACATTGAATGACCCCAATTAGCTATTCCACACCTTTGAAATGTATGAATAATGTATATCCTTCATCCGTGTAGTCACTTCATGAAGGATAAGGAACGTACTGTGTAAATCATATTAAAACTAAACCATATTTTCTTTTGTTACAATTATACAGTTGTTCTTTATTCCTTTTCCATTCTTTACATATTCTGCTTTACATCCACAATGCATAAAACCTTTAACCATCTTGACATTTATATATTTTTTGACCTTTAGCAAAGGAATTTTTATACATTCATTTTTATCTTCCTCATGTTATAATAAAAATCTCTTAACCATATTTGATATCATATACAAGTTATATCAAACCTTTCTGTTTCTCTATTTGAACAGTTACTTATCATCCTCAGTTGATGAGGTAACTGTTCCTTTTTTACTATTCTTTCAGAAATTCATCCATTGTTCTATCAAGTAAACAAACCAACGCTTCTCTTCTTTGTTTTAGCGTTGCATTTTCCGTTTTGTTAAAGATCGGAATAACACTTTCTAATTTCTTTTTATCGATATTATTCATTTACAAAACCTGGTCCCAACATCAAAGTGAATGTGCTGATTATAATTGCTTGTTCTTATTTTATTCACTTCATACATACCTTCTACAAAATAAACAAAAGCATCCGAATGGATACTTTCACTCTAAATCCTTATTTATTTTTTCAATTCTAAATACTGAAGGTATATGAGGTTGCATTCTTATATTAGACTCTTCAATCGCTACTATATACCGCGGATTTAAAGCAACTTGCATTTCGTTTCCTGTTTCCACATCTATATGAGGTAACGCAACAAAAGTATTAAGAAATTCTCCCTCACCATTTACAAGTGTCTTTCCAATGAGGGAACCAAGCTGAATCGATACAATATATTCTTTCCCATTTGATAAAATAATTTTAGACAAACTGTCCATCCGTATCCCACTCCTTACTTTGTAAAAATAACCAATTTATCATATGTTTTCTATATACTTTATATGCCCATTTTTCATATCTATGCCTCTTTCTATAAAAGTACATATGGACGTAAAAAGAGAGCAACCAAGGGAATAGCTGCTCTTGCATCATTTATATAGAAAGGAAGGTCTTTGGAAAAGCACTATCAATAAGTGTTGTCCGATGCTTCATTATATGCTTATTCTTAGAAAAAAGTTCTAGACAACACATTATTTTTGGTTTTAAAAACCATTTTCTGCATATACTAAAAATGGTTGGAAAACTGACGCTGTCTACTGTTTATTTCAGACCCTTAACTTAGTAAGCAGTTACAATTCATCTGTTTTCCTCCAACATTTCTTTCAGAAGGGTGAAGAATGCGAATGGGTATCCCTTATCCCCAAATTAACCTACCACACATCTATATCTTTGCATTCTTCATTCCTTCATACATCTTTGACCTCCTTCATCCATCACCTCATTATAAATCCTATAAAAAAAAGCACCTCAATAATAAAAGCGCTCTCTTCTAGTACAACTTGTACTGCATGTACTTATTATTAAAAAATTACCCTAAAAACTTAATCTAACATTATGTATTATTTAGCCCCTCTTTCAACCGCTAAGCATATATGTTTAACTTTCCCGGTTATACATTCATGTCTAAAACTTAGCGGCTGAAAGAAGAGCAAAAGCTCTTCCGAATTACAATGGATGCCCGTAAATCTGCTTATACATATATTGTAAAAGTGGTTTCCGCCATCATTTACCTAATTTAAAATACCATACAATCCTATATTCAACTATCTATTTTTTGTCCTTTATTAAAGAACACTTTTCTCTCCTCACTACAAGCCCTGCATGTTAAAATACATATACCCTAATTAAATTTCTGCGAGGACGTAAAAACTCACTTGTCCTCCTACTCACTTCCAGAGCTACATGACTTGTCTTATACAGACCATGTAGCTCTCTTTTTTATAGCAAGCTATAGACTTATCTTGCACATTAGCATTGTGTGAGAACATACGAAAAAACTATAATTCTCCAATAACTTCATCCCTATTTTTTCTTTTCCTCTTTACATATAAAAATAACGATTACATTCCTATCACCATTATCTAAACTTTATAATATAATACTATGGATATAAATTACTTTCAAAGGATGAATAACTATGAAATTCAAAAAATTGCTCTTAACTGTCTTATGTTTCTCATTATTCCTAATTATACCCTCGATTAGTGTGAGCGCTCAAAAAGGACAACCTATCATTTCTGATAAAAATACAACGAATCCCTCTGTCTCTACCTCTCCTTTCTTTCCATCCACCCTTCCGGGTTTCCTAAAACTGCACACACCATCACCGGCGAATCTTCCTCAACAACTTATCATCGTCCAAACTTCCAGCAACTATAATCAACAAGAAGCCACCAATATGATACAGCGTATTAGCAACATTGATAGCAAAACTCTATATGCTCTTTACCATAAAAATATTCGTATTAAACTCATTAACTTTCCAATCACTTATTTACCCGAATATTCTTATTTAAGAGGACAAATCCCTAGAGGCTGGGAAGGTACAGGCTATACCTGGGACTCTGTTCCAGGTATTGGCGGGAATCCTGTTGTTGCTCGTATAGGATATAGTAATTACGGTAATATGCATACTTCAATCAATCTTGAATTACACGAAACAGCTCACGCTATTGATCGTTATGTATTCCAAAACATTAGCTATTCACAAGAATTCTTAAGAATTCATAGTCGTGAATATAATTCCTTTTCCAACAGTTCCTATTACTACTATCCAGAGGAATATTTTGCTGAAGCCTATGCCTACTATTACTTGAATAGTTCTACCCATGAAACTTTAAAAACACGCGCTCCTTATACCTACGAGTTCATACAAAAACTACCTCTTCGTTTATAATTGTATCCATGCACATGTATTAGCGATACAACTCTTTTCCAAGTCATTCCTCCCACATCAAAGATTCCCTGTTTACTCTAAATAAAGAAATCAGATGACTGAGTAACATTCTTTTTGTAAACATAATTACTACACGAATTAGTATTTTTCTATATACAAAATAAAGAGCATCTTTCAAGATGCTCTTTCCATTCAACGGCTACATTCAATCTCGCACCATCGAAAACTGGTTTCGGATTTTAGATACCGTCATTATGAACCGTTTAGAATTTTAATACCAACATCGTGAGTTGTGTTTTCCGACACTTCCCACCATACAAATATAACACATTACTTCCAAAATAACCGACACATTTTCTGCCAAAAAGCGGCCACAACTATGCCATTGTTTTTCATAGTTCAAATTTTTCCACTGTATCTGTTACTTCTACTGGTACACCAAATATACTTTTTTTCATTTCTGTCATTTTCTTTTTAATAATCCAATGTGGATAATTCAATTCTTCTAAAATATTTCTAAAATAAGTTGGGTTCAACTTTAACATATCAGGATTTCTCCCCGTATTCCTTTTATATTTAATGATTACTTCTAATAGTTCTTCATTTAACATGAATCACAATTACCTCCCCTTACAGTTTATATTTATGTATATACACCATTCGATTTCTCGATACCTGCAGTTACCCATATCTTATATTGTGTGTAACTGACCCTTTCACCAAATCCCTTGGTATCATTGATTTCATTCTACTTTTTCTTTTGGGTTACACAGTACAAAATTTCTGAGTAACTGTATAGATTTAAATAGAAAAAAGCAATGATTAAATTTTAAACCTAGTCATCACTTTATCCATTGCATCTTAGTTTGCACCTATGTAACGTAGTGTAGACAAGTGATTGAATAGCTACATGAGAATGCCATGTTTTTCGTTTGCATGTCAATGTGATACTTGGACGTCTTTCTTAACGTATAGGATCCTATTTCATCTAATCCCAATTCTGCTGCCTTTCCACTTAGTATCTTATATGCCTTACTACGGCCGATTAGACGATCCCCCCTACTTACTTTTTAATAGAAACTATCATCTTCTCTGTTTTCATTGAAATATCGAAGCTCTCTCTTTAGCACCGCTGTAATCTGTATACGTTTCTGCATACCGGTCTTCATTTCACACATTGAGATATGATTACCTTTTAAATCTCCAACCTTTAGTTTTAAAATATCACTTATACGTAAACCCGTATTAATTCCCATTACAAACAAAATATAGTTACATGCATTCTTTTTCTTTAAATATTTTTTGATTTGTTGTATTTGCTCTGGATTACGTATAAACTGGACAAAATTCATAAGTCATCCCCCGCGTATTGCTTCTCTGTCTCATAAACTTCTAATCTAAGAGCTGTAAATGTCAACATAAACATGTACATTTTCGCTTGTTTAAACGTGTACAAATTTTAGTCATTTTCTTTACTGAAATGATCTTTAATTCGATACGATTGCCCCACAATGCTCACAACTGTGGCATGATGCAAGACACGGTCTAGTATGGCATTCGCAATTTTAGGATCTTGGAACACTTCATCCCATGACTTAAAATTAACATTCGTAGTTAAGATCGTACTTCGTTTTTCATAACGCATATCAATGAGTTGGAAGAATAGTTTTGCATCCTCCGGATCAATTGGTAAATACCCAATTTCATCAATGATAAGTAATTTATACTTTGTATAGTGTTTTAATCGAGATTCTAAACGATTCTCAATTTTTGCACGTTTTAAATTTTGAAGTAAATCATGACATTTAATAAAATAAGTGCTTGTTCGTTTTTTAGCTGCTGCTATACCAATTGATGTTGCTAAATGGGTCTTGCCAACACCACTTGGGCCTAAAAATACTATATTTTCTTTTTGTTCTAAGAAACGTAGGGAAATAAAATCTAAGATTTGCTGTTTATTAATACTTGGTTGGAATTCAAAATCAAATACATCAACCTCCTTTCGATGAGGGAATGCCCCCATTTTCACCATAGAATAAATCATATTTTGTTCTCTTACGTCAATTTCATAATTTGTCAGCTTAACCAGCGCTTCCACAAATGACAATTGGTTATTAATACTAAAGTCAACAACTTCTCCTAAATGTTGAGTCATTTGTTTTAGCTTTAAATATTCTAGGTTTGTTGTTAATTGTTGATAGCTATTGTTCATTTTTATATACCTCACCAATTACGGATAAATTTTGTTTCGCTAAATTGTCGATATTCGGATATTTAGGTAATGACTTCGCCAATGCTTTTTTATAATGATCTTCTTTATAATTGAGTTTAGATTGGCTGATTTTATGTTGTACGATTAACTTCATGTTATGATAAACATAAATTTGATTATCATAAACTTGTAGACCGACGGTCTTACCTTGATACTCAGGTGGCACTGAGTATTGATTTGATTTGTAAGATATCATTCCTGATGAATTCACTTTTACAAGCTTATGTTTAATCTTATAGGAATCTCTTATCGTACTCTGAGGGAGTGGCTGTAAGAGATTTTTTTCTTGCTTTAAAGCGAATATAGGAATCTTTCCAGTTCCTTGATGAAACGTTTGATTAATTCTTGTACATAACTTTTGTACGAAATCGTGTAGCTCTTCAAAACTGAATTTGCCTTGATAGGCATGAATTTCATCTAAAAGCTTCATTGGTGCTTCTATTTTCCCCTTTGTATTTGGACGTCCTGCAATACAAGGTTGTACCTTAAAACCAAAATCTTGGGCAAATTGTACAAACTTATTATTAATTGTCCCTGAAAAGTGTTCTGTTCGTGCTTCATCCATTACAGTTTTCATGTTATCTGTAACGATTACCTTCGGTACACCACCAAACGTTTCAAATGCCTCTGTTATAAATGATAGTAATACACTTTGAGACTTTGAAATGTTTAAATGAAACACTCTAAACCTTGAATAAGACAATAAAAGTACGGCCACATTTACATAGATGATTTCACCATCTTTTGTTTCAAATTTGATACTTTCTTTCCAATCTAATTGTGCTTGTTCACCAGGAGGGGTTTCATATCGAACTTTTCCCGAATGGTTTGAAACAGTTCGTTTTCCTTCCTCAAAATACTTTTTGAATTCTGGTTTTTTATTAATGTAAGCACGAAAATTAGATTGTGAACATTGTAAGCCATGATTATCTGTTAGATACTGCCATAGTACTCGCATATAATAGAAGGTTTGTTTAGACGTATCTGATAAAAGATCTACAATTACTTCATAATGTACATCAATTTTTGATGTTTTCTTTTTTGTACCCTTTGGCGTAAAACCATTCATATATTTATCAATGGTACGTCGATCAACATTTAATTCTCTTGCTAACTTACTTTTATTTACTTTCATCTTTAAGTTCTCCATTAAACTTTTTAAATTCGATAAGTCTGTAAGACTTTTAATCTCAAATTCTGTTGAAATATCTAGTTTGATATACATACTAACCACCTCGGAGCTAGTATGTATAATCTTGTTGAAAATGTACATGTTTATTTAAGTGTGACTGTACATATTTAAACTAGCATTTATACTAAGAGCAAAAGCAAGCTTATAGAAAGCTTTCGCTTTCATACGTCGATACGTACGCTCACTCATGCCAATTTCGTTATACACCATATAATCGCATACATCTTCATCTTCTAAATATCGTTTAACTATAATGTCCCTCTGATTGTTTCCAACTGAACTGTTTCCGAATCGACTTAATGCTTGTTCAACTCGAAATGCCATTTTCTCTAACCATTCTTCACGTTTTCTTTGTTGAATATTAGAAATCGCTACATCCTCTAACTGCTTGCCAACTGTATGTGTAGGACCATGCTCTCTCCTTTCATAAGAAGGAGTGACTTTCATTTCCTTACGCATCATTCCAAACTGCTTATATATACGTACACTTTCCAAAATACCTTCTAATTTCTCTTGTGTTGCTGCTCTATCGATTTTTGGTAAAAAAGATAATTGTATAGTCACGTAAGACCACTCCCTTTTATTTTTAAATTACTTTTGTCTGATTGCTCCACGTCTTCGTTCATAACAAGGTCTATACATCCCCATTAAACTCTCCATTTCACAAGTGCTAAAATTCTCTTTTGTTTAGTTTGTTTTTCCCATTCACATCATTGACCTCTTAGTTCTTGAATTTTTTCCATCCCACTTACAAAAGAAAGAGGACACCATTTCTTAAAGCAGCTTGATTGCTGTTCTAAAAATCGGTGTCCTCTAGTTTTCGAGCCGGACTATATTCATTTCATGATGCTAGGCTATGTAAAAAGGTTTTCCCAAGCTTTATCTAGTCTAACTTTCTCTTCCTTTTGTATAGCCTTTATACGACGAGCAATTGCTTTTTTTAATTTCTTTTTCTTCAAACTAGCCAAATTTTCCACCCTTCTCTTTAAATACCCTTAACAGCTATTTTGGATCGTTTTAATTAATTTAATACTATTCATTCAAAAATATAATATGTGAATTGTATCTATTCATTAATGCTTACACAAGGATTATTTTTAAACTCTCTTATATCCAATGAATAAAATTCAATATTTCGTTAATAATAGACATAGGCTCCATTTGTCACGAATCAACCTTACACTTAGCATCATTTTTTAATATAGGAGCCGAGCAGTTAGTTCATTGAGCTAGCTGCTTTATCATTTACAAAGTGCAAAATAGCGTTTTTGTTTAATTTCTCCCTTTTATCACATAAGTTTTAAATGTATCACCGTTACGGTTAAAAGATACAATATTTATACCATGATAATCTCTGTGCCACTGGAAAATTGGGTCTAATCCTCTATAGCCGATTTTACGCATTAATGAAATTTTATTATTAGCTAAATACTTAAAGTTCTTGTGATCCACTGTAAACATTCGGCTATTTCTTGTATGTCTCATCCTCTCCATCCACCCAAAAATAACGTTTTTATAAAAACTTTTCACCTTTTAATCAGACAAGCATATCTTATTGTGTAGGGCACTCCACAGTCCATACGTTCAAACCTTTTAGTCTAAGAGCACACTTATATGTGTGCTCTTTTTTTATTTACTTTCAAATAAAAATTTTATCTAAATTCATTCACTAACCTTATACTTTGACATACAATAATAGTGCCTTTCTGTATAATGTGAGTTCGTCACTTTCGTTATAATTAGGTATAAGGAGCGCTCTTTTAGCATTTAAATGCACTAATAAAGACCCTATATAAAACTGCACATACGTTCAAAAACATACATATACTAATCTGAATAGTCGTTACAGTACATTCACCTTCAGAGCGCTTTTCTCAAAAGGCTTTCTGTAATGTTCAAATAAAAATTTTATTAAAACTTTTCACCTTTTAACTGGACAAGCATATATTATTGTATGGAGGCATCCACTCATAGAAATCTACCTTTCTTGTTCAAGAGCACATATATTGTGCTCTTTTTTGTACCTAAATAAGGATTTTGTTAAAAATTAATTTCTTGCAATGTTTGCATTATCCAAAAAAACAGCTTCTTCAAGTTTTGTTAAAGCTAATGATTTTTCACGACTATTCGGGTATGATCCATCTATCAAATTTGCGAATTGCAAAGCTTCATTTCTAATATCTACAAACTTCTCTGTTTGTCCCTCTTTCGGTGGATGATAAGTAAAAATTTTTTAAATTTGTTCTTTCATAATTTTTTAGCTCCTTTTCCAAAATTAAAATTCCTACTTACCTTTATTCTTTGATGACAGGCTCCATAATTCCAAGTAAGGCATACTATATTAAAAATTTACTCGTAAAAATCTGATTACGATCTTTTAGATTTCTACATCTCATAAGACATTCATCTACCGTACTAAGGGTGCATATAACATGCGCCTTTTATTTGTTGTTAAATAAGAATTTTGTTTAATTTCCATGAACCGTTTTATCCCATTTACATATAGTAACATCATCCAAGTGAATACCTAGATTGCTCTGGACCAGCCTCCTGGTGTTCCTTGTGTTCCTGTTACAAAAGAATCCGTTTAGCATCAGCGGGTTCTTTTATTTTTCTGTATAAAATCACTCTTTTATTGTGTTTTTAATTTACAGTACTGCTCTCAAAAAACATTCATATATATGTATTGAATGCAATTTGAGATCCCTCATATATCAAATATTTTTAAGAACTGACTCACCAACACAATTCAGTTTATCTTTACAAATGCATTAAAAATAAAATAGATACACAAAAAGGAGTTTGATTCTTTGTGAATGATCAACATAATAAGAACTCAAAAATTCACAAACCGTGTCCTTGCTCTTGTCCATCTCCCACAGCTAACAGTTTAAACGTTGTTCAGACTACTCCAACAATCGTTTCTGTAAATTCTGCAATTCCACTAGATACCGTGGTACATTCTAATGGCACGGCAATCTCATTCACACCACCAACAACTGTTTTGCTAGAAGGCGGAAGAACCTATTTAGCAATCTATGAAGTGCAAGTAATGATTCAACCCGGAGGCAATTTCGCAGGTATCACTATGTATCTTAATAATAATGCCCTAATTGGCTCAGGCACTTCTTTAGGATACACTGCAGGATATACCTCTGTATCAGCACCCGCCATTTTTACTACACCTTCAGGTATAACAAGTACACTGACTGTTCATGTAGGACCTTATTCTGATTCATTAAATACTTGGGGGTTAACTCTTGCTGTTGTAGCATTAACCTAATAAAACCTTATTCTCTCTATATTAATTTTTCTTTGTATTCTTGTTGGAATCTTTTTACCTCGTCTCTTAGAACTTTGATATAACTACATATAAAAAGAAAATTACTTGAATTGATAGAACTAGTGAATTAGCTAGAACAATTGCTGATTCATCTTTTTTTGTATAAAATTCAAATTGGGTTAATAACCACCAACAAGACGATTAAAGTTTTCTTGATTTTTTTCTTTATACGCTCTCACAACGTCATCCCATGTAAAACCTGCAAATTCAATAATTTTATAGAATGAATCCATCATCATTATTAAAGGTCTTTTTGCACCAATAGAGTCCTTGTATTCGGCTTTTCCAATAAGATGATTTACGTTCTTGTCCATATGGAAGAACGCTTTATTAAAACCGTTTATTTTAGTTTCTGTAATATAAATTGTTCGAAGCAGATTTTTGATTTTAAAGTCCATAGCAACCGACAACCAAAAATGTAAAATATCAACCATTTCTTCTAAAAATGTATCGTTAGGTTGCTCAAATTTTGTGGACCACATTTTAAAAGAATTTGTTGCATTCCAAGCTTCATTCACTTCATTTTTTAGCGCATAAACCTTGTTATACAGCATGTCATAGCGAACATAATTTTCTTTATGTTTTGCTATGATATCCTTATCTAAAACCCTTTGCATTTGGAATAGTTCCGTTAAATCAATAAATCGATTTTTCATGTAATTTCTCTCCTACTCTTGAAACTTATTTATTTGAACGCTTTCTTTTGTTAACCTTATCTACCAATCTGAAGACAATCATAACCACCAATACACATAATATTGAAACTACAAATCCCATGATTTAACCAGCCATATCTTCAGCAAAGAATAGAATTTCTAAATTTTCTATCGCAACCTCATATATTTGATGCGAGTTCATGATTTGTACAGTCGCTCTATCGGCTATTACGTGTAAAACACGAGATGTATACACATCATCAGTTACCACATCACCAGAACGATACTCATTCGGCCTCCGTCCCTTTTGAGCAAATACACGTCTTAAACTTTCTTTGTTGATCTCTTCTACTGTTGCGTATCTACATTTATTTGCATGATTGTAGCCCCAATCACCATGTATCGCTCCTTCACATCCCCATGTTCCCCATAACTCTACTTTGTTGTTAAATGTATCTTTAATCACTCGTTTCACTTGTGCAATAACTTTGTTATCCTTCAATTCGCATATAACCCATTGACCAGCAGTTACTTTCTTTTCATCAATCTGTAAATTCATTTTCTATCTCTCCTTAATTAAAGATTTATGAATCCAAACTAATCAGCTATATAAGTTAACTTCCTGCGCTGCATCATTTCTTCTCTTGATGGAATAACCAACTTTGACCAAAGCGAAGCTTCTTTTGCCTTCTTTCCACATTCTAATCGTGTTAACACTGGAGTTGTTATGGCTTCTTCTACAGTCCACTTCAAACGTTTAACTCTGTCACGTGCCGTACTATAACTAATACCATTTAATTCAGCTTGTTCCGCTTGTCCATCAGTTAACACTTTGTTTTTACATTTTGAATTGGCTTGTTCCGCCAATTTTAATGCTTGATACTTATCTATAGGTGGCTTACTGATTGCATCAATCTCCAACCTTTTTTTATTCTTGCTGTATAAGTTGAATGAGAGATACCATTTTTCAAAGCTATTTCTTTAATGTTTTTCCATCTATTTGCGTTATATCTTGATGGTTTTGTCATTGCAATTTCTTTGTCCCATCCCAAATTTCTAATCCTACGTGTCAGTAATTCATTACTAATTCCATTCTTTGCAGCCGCCTCATATTCTTCTGGAGTTATATAATAATCATATGGATTCTGCATGAGTATCTTCTCCTATTCAATTGTTAGTTAAGTTCTTGAATTTCTTTTAACGATCTATTCGAAACTTCAATACTACGAATCTTAAAACTATAATTCTTACGATATTTTTCACGAGTTTTTAACGCCGCTTCTTCTTTCGTTTCAGCTTCACAAAATTCTAATTTAAATCCTGATTCTGTAACAATATCCACCATGTATGTATCTATGAGTGGCTCGTAAATAAAATCATGATCTATTGTGATTTGTTCAGTCATTTGATTCACCTTCTATCGGTGAAAGCGTAATAATCATTTGTTGATCTAACACATTCCCTATCACAGCATTCATCCATAGGGTAGGATTCATTTTTCTCATTAAAAATTCGATGATTGTAATTAACTCTTCGGTAGATAAGAAAACAAATTCGCCTAAAGGTTCTTGATTGAACTTGCCTCCTCGTTTTTCAATCGTTAGAGCTACTTCGTTGTCAATCATGTATCTTTTTGCAGTTACTAAATCGAATTGACGGACTTTCTCGCGGCCGAATCCTGTTATTAATTCCTTTAGTACGTCATGAATGACACGAAAATCTAACACTTTTACTTTCTGTTCAAGCTGCTCTCTACACCGCTTGCATAAAGCCCTTTCCAAACCAGAAATATATATTTTACTCATATCAGACTCAGGAAAAGGATTTTCGCATTTATAACACTCTTCTCCAATTACATCTTCAAATGGATTTAACATGTAAATCGCTCCTATGATTTATATTTGTTTAGCACTTCTTGCAATCTCTCACGCTCTTCATCAATAGATTGCGAGTTTTGCTTTTCAATTTCTTTTTTAGTTGGCTCAACATCTTCACATAACCAATCTGGAACAATTTCTTTTCTATTTGAACGACCTGGTCCCGAACTATTCAATCGCTTGTTCTTACTCATTTCAAAGCGTCTATCTAATGCAGCAACATCATCTAGTGTTTTTACTTTTTGTTTTTCCCAGCTTTTCAAAATAGCCTTAATATAATTCCATTTTGGTTTATTTTCATCAATGGCTTTGTGAGCAGCATGTTTAATTAATTCGCTACCAAATGAATCACAAAACTCTCCTAATTCCGTAATGGCAATTTCACTTAATGGAATGCCTTCATTTTTTAAAAAGTTATAACTGACCTTAAATTCTTCATCGACTAATACATGTGATTTCGATTCTTTATTATCATCATGATAATAATTAGTATTTTGTATATTATTAGTACTTAGTAGTCGGCATTTTTCCATAGGGTGGTTCGTCCACTCGGTGGTTTCACCATCATGTGGTTCATCCATAGGGTGGCTTTTCCACTCAGTGGTTTCACCACTAGGTGGTTTATCCACCCTATGGTTTTTGGTATCTATGGTTGGTAACTCATAAACAATGGTTTCCCAATGTGAAATTTTCCCTGTTTCTGAATTTTGGATTGGATATCTCTTCAAATACCCTGCCTTTTTCAACTCTTTTAGGGTACTTGTTGTTGTTTTCTCGCTATCCTTGGCATGTTGACTTAATTCAGTAGCATGAAATGTCCAATCATCCGGTAAAGAAAGCATGTAAGCCAATAACCCCTTTGCCCTCCAACTTAAATTTTCATCGCGCAAAGGCGTATTGTGTATAACCGAATAATTTGTATCCTTTTTCACTCGAAAAATACCCATATTTCCTACCTCTCCTATTTCCAAAACATCAATTAATTGTTATAATACGTATTATTATTTTTTCTTTAGGACCCGTTGCAGCGGGTTCTTCTCTTATGCATTCTTGCGAATTCTTTCAACTACTTCTTTTCTGCCACCAACCTTTTCAAGACGATCTGCTACACGAAAAACCTCTGCTCTTTCTGCTTCACGATCACTTTTCTGTTTCTTAAAAAACATAGCTGATAACTGCTTTGATATCTCTAAATCTCTTATACTTTGCTTCTGATAAGCGTTATGCAATTCAAGATACAAAGTTTTATTCCTTTCCTTATTTGCCTGGTTCATTTGTTTATATAACAGATGCAGATTTTGTATACACTCTCTACGCTCCTCTTCTAATTCCAAAACCTTTTCTAGATGTTCCGAAAGAACTCGGCTTTCTATTCCCATTATCTAAAGCCTCCCTTTCTAAGCGATCACTTTCATCAAACTTTTGTTCAATGAAAGTACCACCTTTATAAACTCCATACGCAAGTATCACAATCCCTAATCCAAAGATACAGACATTCGTTGTACTTTCTACCGTTGTAATATCCATTAGGCTAAAACAAACACCTTTTTAGACTCAATTTCTTGCGCCAACGCTTCGTTTAAATACTCTTTAATGTTATTCATCGCTTCTAACTTCCAAGCCCCACCATCAGCTTCAAACAAACCACAACGTGCACCTTCACGCATTCTGAACACAAACTTACTTTCTGGTTGTTCCACTTCAACAAATGTTCTATACGGGCTTAATTGCACTGGATTAGGTACTTTTGCATTCCCTCTACTCGCAACTCCTGTTTTCACTGTTACAGCTTGCGATACACCATCATCTCCAATTTCCTTAACATCATTTTCTACAACCGTACCTACTACCTGTAAAACAATGTCTCGATGATTGTTTTGTACAAAACCTGATTGCAATGCAATATTAAATTCTTCTCTGTCATAAAAGCTTCCAAAATTAAAACGTGGAATGGATGCTTGTGCTTCGATATAAGTACTTCTAGCCTTATCTCCATTAACCGCAGTAAAGCATCTTACCGTTGTTGGGTTTACAATATGAATCATTACAGCTTCTGTTGTGTCAAATTCTGATTTCACGTAACCTACTAAACCAGATAAACTACGAACAGTAATCTCTGCTGGTGTCGGTTCTTGCACAAGATGTAATCTTTGTGTTGAATAAGTTTGTTCCCCGATTTTATGTGTTTCAATCGTTCCAATCTCTAATACCTTTTCAATTGCTTCTCTTGTCATAGTCATTTTTATTTCCCCTTTTCTTAATTAGATTTACTTTTCATATAATCGATTACTACTGTTTGTTTATCAGCACCCTGATTTTGTTCCTTTTCTTCTACTTCTTCTACAGGTTGTCCAACATCTGTTTTCACATCACCCTGCAGATCCATATAAAACTGTCCCTGGATCCCGGAAGCTAACTCTTGACCAACTAAATTTCCGTTTTGATCCATATCTAATAGAATCTTAGATTCTACCGCTTCTGTTGGCGCTAGTTTCGAAGTGGCTTGAACTTGACAATTCCACACATCACGCTTTTTATCACCAGCAAACGAAAGGGTTAAAACAATCTTTCTTGCTTTTTTAGGATCAGTATTTAAATCTGCCATATTTTCCATTACGCGCTCAAACTCTTGATGAAATCTTTCAGCAAGTGCTCCATCAGCAAATGTATTTAAATCAATCATGACTTCCATTATTTCTCTCACCTAATCCTTCCTTCTTAAAATTCAACATCTACTTGAATATCAATGTTCATAGGTATTTCTTGCGTTACACGAATTGATTTTGGACTTACACCTTTTTGAATCAACTTTTTAACTTCTTCTTTTGCAGCTTCTTTTGTGTGAAACTCACTGATACCTGGAAAACCTGCGAAATTACTAGTAATCACTAAAATCTTTTGTTGCATGCTTGCTCCTCCTACTGAACTTCCGCCATATTTATTTGTGCATTTGTAGCTGTAATTTCTTCTTCTAAAATGATTGGAAGTGAATATTCTTCATTAATGATTTGAATCGCTCTATCTAAATGATGACGTTTAATAGCTTTATAACTACTAATCCCAAACTCTCTATGTAATTGACTATAAATATCGCTATATACTTTTTTTCTAAGGCTAACATCCCGATAAGCATTAGATTCCTTACCACCTAATAGAAGAACACCTAATTTTCTTACAACCTTTGATACCTCATCACATTCGATAGCATATAAAGGGGCGTTTTCTCGTAAATCCTTCACATCGGATTTAATCTCCTGAATTTCCTGGGTATGTCCTTCTAAAGCTTGAAACGTTAACTTTAAAACTCCCATTGGATCTGTAGGTATTTTTTGTTGATTTTGTATATGTTGCTTCATTCGTTTAAACTCTTCAATAAACTTGATTTTCATTTGAACAGCTTCTTTTGTGTTATAACTCATTACAACTAATGTAAAAGCTTCTTCTGTCAGATCGATTTTAGGATAACGACGCCCTCTATTTTCATAAGTTCGCTCCTTAAAATTTAGGAGTGAAAATTCATAACCTGCATACTCCATTTGAGTTCTGATATCAGCCATAACATTGTCATGACGTTTATTGAATACTTTCGCAATCTTCAAGCTATCTGTAACAACTTTTCCGTTGTTTTCAAATACTAGTGCTTGTTCGTTTGCTACTGTTAATTGATTCATGTTACTTCCCCCCTCTACAAACTCGGAATAATTTTAGTTTTATTCATATTACGATGTACCAAATGCAATTCATGATTTACTTTTTTAAAAATCAACCAATTATCAGGATTTAGATTGTATAATTTAATATGCATTTTTTCTTTTTTTGCTGGCCTTTTACCATTTTTCATTAATACTAACCTCCTTATAATTCATCAAAATACTTATTAAGAAATTCTTTCATTTCCTTCGCTTTAAATAACCAACGATTATTTTTTTGTTTAGCAAAGATCTGTACTCTAGGATCACAAACAACATATTCCATTAACCAGTCATAACTTCTACTTGTTTCATATTGAAGTCTTTTCATATCCCACCAAGTACCAATTCCCATATCAGCTAAACGTTCATTAACTTGACGAGAAACTTCTTTTTGCAAGTAGTTATCATCGATAATGACTTGCACTGTTGCCGTCATTACTAGATCTCCTCACTTTTCAATATTCGATTTATTTTTTCTTTCACTTTTTTACCTTCTCTTTTACCGTGTAAAATATCAGAGAGATATGGACCAGAAACGTTAAGCATTTTTGCTAATTCTCCTTGCTTCATCCCATTAACAAATAGCCACATTTTCACTTTCTTACCAAACCTTTTATCCATATCCACACCTCCTTCTATACATTTAGCTAATTTTTTAGCTTTCTATTGACTATTTCTATCCGATTAGATAAAATTAAGACATAGCTAAATAAACCAAATTAAATTACCTTTTAAACGTTGAGGGACGTGCTATAGAGGTTTAATTTGTAATGGTTTTGCGGCTAAATAATTAGCTTATGAACACAGTTTAATATCTAGACGGATAAAAGTCAATGATTTTCTATCCATTCAGATAATAAATGTTCTTAGCTTTATTAAGGGTGGCTCAAATGTCTACATTCAACATAATTAAAAGTCTTGCGGATAAAAAAGGAATATCGTTATCTGATTTAGCAAAACAACTAAACATGGGGGAAAATTCTCTATATAAGTGGAAGACACAAAAACCTGCTGTTGATAAGCTGCAATTGGTAGCAGATTATTTTGAGGTAAGTGTTGATTACCTACTAGGTAGAACTAACAAAGAGTACTGGGAACTTACAGAGAAAGATGAAAAAGATATACAAAAAAAGTTAGAAGAGTTAATAGAAGATATGAGTAAAGCTGATGCTCTTGCTTTTTCTAAAGACTCTGAACCTATGTCAGAGGAAACTAAACAATTATTAATTGTCTCATTAGAAAACTCTCTTAGATTAGGAAAACAAATGGCTAAAAAGAAATTTACACCAAAAAAATACAGAAACGAAGAGTGATTGGAGTGGATCTAGTTGGTTTCAAAACAACAAATCAATTTAAAAATAGACGAACTACTTAGACGATATAACACCAGAGATCCTTTCCTTATCGCTGAAGCAAAAGGTATAGTCATTATCACAGAAGCCTTAGGGGATATTTACGGATACTACCACAAAGTGTCTCGTATCCCTTTTATACATATTAACGAACGACTTTCATATCAAAATCAAATCTTCACTTGTTTTCATGAATTAGGTCATGCTTTATTTCATCCAGATGAAAATACACCTAAATTATCCAAGGTGTCTCTTTGTTCTGAAATTCGTATAGAAGCTGAAGCAAACTATTTTGCAACGAGATTTCTTATCGATGGAAGTCATCATGATTACTACATACAAACAAAGCAAGAATTATTACAGCATTATGGAATCCCTAAACAAATGGATAGATTTATTTAAAATTTTTACACAAAAACAGAACAAACATTCTCATTATATATAGAATGGAGTGATTAAAATGGCTAGTTTTAGAAAACGTAATGATAAGTGGGAATATCGGATCAGGTATAAAGAAATGGGGAAATACAAAGAAACCTCCAAAGGTGGATTTAAAACAAAAAAAGAAGCTCAATTAGCTGCTGCTAAAATAGAAGAAAAATTAGGAAATGGGAGCAATATACAGGACGGTAAAATAACTTTTAATGAATACCTTTACGAATGGTTAAATGTCTTCAAAAAAGGAAATGTAGCTCCAAGAACTTACATGGTCTACGAAAAAAACATTAGACTTCACATCTTACCTGTGTTTGGAGAATTAAAGTTAAAAGATTTAACAAGAATTAAATATCAAAAATTTATAAATAACCTATTAGAAAAGTACAGTAAAAAAACGGTAGAAACAATTAATGTCACAATGCACCATGCGTTAGATACAGCTGTTAACGAACTTGGGATTTTAGAAAAAAACCCAACTACAAAAATTAAATTAAGAACAACTCGTGTTTCCTCAAAAAATGATGATATAAAATGCTACGATATAGATGAACTACACCAATTCTTAACTTATATCCTTAATGAGAAAGGAGGCTTTAAATACTTTTCTTTATTCATGTTTCTATCTCGCACAGGTCTCCGCATTGGTGAATGCTTAGCCCTTCAATGGGAAGATATTGATTTTGAAGAACAAAAATTATTCATCAACAAAACATTAATCACTACCAAGAGAAATGAAAAAATCTTATTCGGCCCACCTAAAAATAGAAGTAGTAAACGAACTATCTCTTTAGATTCTTCTACCATATCTCATTTAAGAAAAATGAAAATGGAGCAAAATAAAAACACTTTGAAGAACGGTAAATATTATAAAGAGTATAATTTTGTATTTACACATGAAGATAATTCTTGTATGCTACACCCAGCAACCCTAAAATTCTTACAGCAAGCTTGTAAGAAAGGAAATTTAAAGTACATTACCTTACACGGATTTAGACATACACATGCCGTTCACTTATTACAAAGTGGGGCAAACCTTAAATATGTTTCAGAACGTTTAGGGCATTCCTCTATAGACATGACTGCAAATGTGTATCTTCATATAACAAAATCTATAGAGGAAACTGCCGTAAACCAATATGACGAGTTTTTAAAATCTCGTGGGCAAATTGTGGGCAAGTAA